CAAAAGTTCGTCTTATTTCATATTCAAATGATTCGATTCCATATTCTTTAATTAATTTATTAATTTGCTTGGAACTAGTAGTATAATTAAACATAAAATCTTGCAACGGAGTTAGACCTAATTTAACATTTTTAGTTCTAACTCCATAATAAACTTGGCCGGTTGGTTTAAATTTAAGAAGATAAGTATAAGGTCGTATTTCATTTATTTCTCGCTGATATTTCGAACTATATTGTCTACGGGTTTTAATCCGATTATCGATTACTTTTTGGATTTTCTCTTGTTTTAGTCGTTCTTTTCCTCTCTTATATTTTTCCGAGCAAGCTCGTCTAATTAATTCTCGTTCAGTTTTACGACGTTCGAATTCTTCAACTCGTTCTGGGATTTGTGCTGCATTAGTAACGCCTTCACCATAGGTCTCTTCCATATTTTCCATTCGATGTTCAACCATTTGCTGAACTGCTTCTGGATGAGTTTTCCAAAAATTCGATAAATTTTCTGCCTGACTTGCAGATTTACATTTTTTCGATCCGCATGTATTCCAATATCCTTTTTCAAATGTATTAAACAATAAATTCTCACCGCAATCACATTTCGATGGCTCAATATTCCTAGTAATGCAATAAAATTGCTCATTAATATTACGACAATTTCTTGTATTATTCCAATTATCCAAAAATTTTCGAAGTTCCGGCCTCGAATGTACTAATCTATGAAAACTTTTTGAATTATATTTTTGTACTAGCTCTTGAATTAATGAAATCATATTTTCTCCTATATAATATATGTGTATTTATTATATTATTCATATAATACCATATAAGAGATTAAAATGCAAGATTTATTTGTGTTCGAGCAAGAAAATGTCCGATAAATTTAAATTTATCGGACATTTTGTTAGTGTAACGTTTGAAGCTGGTTACTATGAAAAACTCAAATTTGCAACCGAAATCGAACTCAAATAATCGGCAGCATTACCCAAAGAACTAACGGAATTTGTTAGTTCGACGTATCCATATCTCGTGAGAAATGAGACCACGGGTTCGAAGGTAACTGGGTCAAGAACAACACCAGAACTCATCAAAGGAATATATGGACAGTAGAAAGCCGCTGCATCTGACTCACTTGCGCCCTTATAACCAACCAATACTGGAATTGCGTCATTTGCATAGCCGTCAACATAAATCTTCATTGAGCTATTCAAAGTTCCTACAAATTTAGTGTTAGTTGGCGCCTCAAATGTGCCTTCAGTTGTTCTTGCGAACGCTGAAGTAGTTGCTGACTGAAGAACAGTTAGTGCCGTAGGACTTACAACTGCCCAGTTACCTGCACCTCTACGTGTTCTCTGAGCAATTAAGTTAGCTGCTCGGTTAATCATAACTGCAAGTGCCGCGTGCTCATCGCCTACATAAGTAGCAGTACCTGAAACCAATGACTGATCAAAAGTCTGATCTGTGCCACTTAATGCGCGTAATGAACCCAAGATTTCCTGATCAATTTCAGCGGTGATTTCCTGAGCCAATGCAGCCATAATTTCGGCTTCTACATCAATACCGTGCATTGCCTGAGCGTCCTGAGCCGCTTCAAATGTCCAACGTGCAGATAGCTTACGTGACTTAGCTTCAACAGTCTGACGTAGAATCTGAACATTGATCTTGTTACCAGCCTGTCCTTCTAGGTTAGCAGTCCAATCAGCCTGTCCAGTTGTTGCACTACCAGAGTAAGCAGTTGCAATCTTGAATGGGCTTAGGGCTTCGTCGCCTGCTGTCGTGCCAGTATTCCACGGATAAGGAGCAGTAACATTTTCAGTCTGAGCATATCGTACACGCAAAGTCTGAATCTGACCTACTGGGCCTGTCATCGGCTGTACACCAACTAACTCGTTAGCGATAACGGTTGGCATAACACGTCGAATAACCGGTAGAATTACACGATTTAATGTTGCGATATTACCGGCTGCTGTTGAGCCACTAGTTGCACTCTCAAGCAGTGATTTGCGGGTGTTCTCGAGGATTGTAGCCATAACTGTCTTACGGTTACCTTGAAGTCCTTCGAGCAGGGCATTTTTTGTGTCAGCCCAACGATTTTCCAATAATGGTGTAGCCATTGTTCTTCTCCTTAAATATTATACCCTGCTAAACGTTTAATTGCCGTGAGGGAATCTTCATCCTGCGGTACTACGGTTTTAACAGCTTTGTCACCAGTAGATTCACTAATCATCTGTTTTCCAGTAGTAACCTGTTTCTTATTGGTTAATACCGCTGGCAAATATTTGTCGTATGCAGATCGTAATTGCGGAGTCTGCACAGTTTCTAATAATTGGCTCATTACTGCTTTCTTACTTCTATCTAATGGTGAAAGCAATTCCGAAAGTACGGTTGCCCGCGCCGCTCGGTTATTTAGTTTAATTAAATTCTGCTCTCTCGACTCAGCTATCTTAGTTGCCTTTGCTAACTTAGTCGTGACTTCATCTAATTTATTCTTAATTTTACGAACTTCTTTATTTTCGTTTAAATATGTTCCTGTAAATTCAGTTGCAAAGGCTTCATAGATCTTACGGCCAAAATTATTCTGCCGTGCAATCTTTAGATCACCGTGTAACTGTGTTAGTTCATGATTTAAAGTTTCGGCAACAATTTTACTTACTGCCTTACTGCTTCTTGCAATGAACTTCTGTTTTAGTGCGGCTAACTGATTCTTTGCTTCAGAAATTAACTTGACTCTTGTTTCAGCCAAGGTCTTCTTATCTTCTGCAAATTCATTAATCTCTTCTGCTAGTGAACTAAAAACAAACTTTTCTAACTTTTTCTTATGAGCTTCTGTTAATTTACGCTCTTGCGCAAACTCTGCTAGCTCTTCAGCCAAGGCACGTGTTGCAAATGCATTGAACTTTTTAGCAGCGGATTTCATTTCATTAACTGTTTTGAGTTTTAGCTTCGATACCTGATTGCGCTCTTCTTTAACCTGGGATATTTCCTTTGATAAAGTTTCGGCGACCATTTTGTCAAGTGTCTTGACCATAACTTTTTTATCATGCTCGTAACGCTCGGCGAATTCTTCACGGGTATTAGTCCGAATTTCGGACTTCATCTCCGTTAACTTCGCCTCCCATGCAGCATTGATGGCAGTTCGAGTCTCTTCATTTATTACTCCACTCTTAAGGAGTGATTCGAGAGCATCCAACATAATTTAATCTCCTATTGCTTTTATTTATTACCGGCTTAAAAATATATGTTATTAAGCCGATTTTTCGTGTAATTTACTCGGTATCTTCATCCCCACCTAAGTCTTCTAACTCAGCGATTGTATCTTCCATTGTGCATCCAGCTTTTCCCATGTACTCATGCTCATTACTTAAAGCCATTTTAATATTTGCATACCAATATGATTTAGCACGGGAAACAATATGATCTCCCCCAGGAATTCGCCGTACTTGATTCAATGCTTGATCAATTCTCTCTACTAGTTCGGACATTTCTTCCCAGCATTCGGATAACTCTGATAATGTTTCTCCGCCGTCAAAAGATTCCTTAACCAACTTTTTATATTTTGTTATTTCCTCGATTAAATTCATTATTATCTCCTGTTGCATTCATCAATCTTTAATTTGCCTTTCTTTGAAAACGGCCCCGGTGTTACTTTTGATTCGTCGATCAATTCCCAATTTTCCTCAAAATTTTGAACTTTGTCCCAATCTTTATTTTTAACAGCATTGCGATATTCTATTACTTCTTTTTCTGATGGAACTCGAAACTTATCCCCAGAATGACTTGTTATAATTCTTTCGCCACCGTTACCTAAAGGCATTGATCCTGTAGGTACTGATTCTTTAATCGATCCCCATTTATTTTTCTGTTTTGCACGAATGGCAAATGTAAGTTGATGCTCTTTTTTCTTAAGAACTTCTGTCTTATTTGGATTTTTCTTGCATTTAGCTAATTCGGCCTTTAACTCAGAAAGAGTATAATTTTTCCATTTACCCTCATCTTTTTTCTTGGTGGCCATCTTCTCATTCCAAGACTCGTTTAAAACATTTTGATATTTTGTTATTTCTTCAAGTAAATCCATGTTGGCTCCTCAGTTCTTAATCATAATACGATGGTGTATATTTACGTGTCTTCGGTTTTTTAACCTGTCTAACTCCGTGTTTAACTAACCAATCAGCAAATTCTTTAACATTAGTAAATCCAGTAGATTTTAAATTATCTTTTCCATTCATAAACCATGCTTCTGGATTATGAGAGGAAATATCTTGTACTACTAATCTAACTGGGCTAAACAAATAAAATTCTAATTCATCTACATCTGCCGGGCCAACCTTACTAATCGTTAAATCTGATATAACTCGAAAGACTTGTTTTTCTTTCGGATCTGTAAAATCTTTTGGATATTTCATACGCGTTTCAAGCGACGATAATTCAGCCATTTCATAATCATATTTGTTATAATAATGATCAACAGTATTTTCATCTTGAGGACCATTAAGAAATTTAATTATAATTTTTGCATCACGTAGTGGCAATCGAATACCATACTCTTTTCCAATGGAAATCAATTCTTCCGGAGTTTTTCCTGCTAATGGCCTAGGCACCGATGATTCCAATATAACTCGTTTATAATTTTGAATTTCTTCTATTAGATTCATAAAAAATTCCTTATTTAATATATTCTTTACCTTTATTTAAAATAATATTAAATTTATCTAAATATTTCTGAGCTCGCTCTGGATTATCAAAATCAAAATAAACAGGTAGATGAGTATTTCCCGTATGAATAATTTCAACTTCATTTGTTAACCGATCATATTTTGTGATAATAAATTCCATTCCGGCGACATCCTTATCAACGCCATTAGAATATCTTGTAAATTCCGAATTGGGTGCAGTTTTACCAGGACCACTGAAAGCCTTTTCAAATGGGTGCTCTGCAACATTTAATGGAAGATGGGTGGTATGTGTCTTAATATGCTCATTCTCTTCTTTATAGGAACGAGGAGTAAACTCATCTTCCGATTCATTTAATATAGATCGATAATTTTGCATTTCTTCTAATAAATTCATATTACCATGCCTCACGAGAATTTTCATCGTCAAATTGACGAGCTGCTTCTTGTTTCCAACCACCGGGATCTCTATCAATCGGCTGTTGAGCTATTTCTTTTTCTAATGTAAGTCGAATAGTTTGAAGTGTGTTTATAAACTCGATACCCATATCACTAGAAGCATCGATATGATATAGTTTACCATTAACGAACTTTAATAACTCTGGTAAACCACCATCAAGCGGCTCTTCCCAAGCCTCATTAGCCAAAGATTCTTTAAGCGTGTGTTTTAAAAATTCTTTTGAAAAACTTATTGACTCGTAATATCTATCACCATAAGCTCTCAACTTATCTGATTTTCTGCCAAATATTCCAATCTTTGCTAATCCATCATATAACTTATTTTTTTCATATGCTGCTAGAATATCACCATTGACCGCTTTTCTAAGTGCGGGAAGAATTTTTCCTATTCGTTCATATGCTACATCTGGACCATTATCGGTTATAGTTCTATAAACTACCAATTTTTCTAGCTCTAACTGAGGATTTTTAGCATGACTAATATCTCCCCAATAACCATAGCAATCGGGGTCCTGTTCTTTAGAAATTTTAACAGCTTTCGGATATCTTTTTGTACACAAAAATATACTAGGATATTTTTTTGCTAACTCGATTGGGGTCAAGTGGGCTTTTTTAACTGCCCCTTCTATTAATATTCCTCGATAATTCTGAATTTCTTCTAATAAATTCATGATTTCTCCTAATTTAGTTTCAATTCATTAATGAATCGAGTTAATTCTTCTTTAAGGTAGCGTTGAACTTTTGGGTTCGATTTAACTTCAGCCGCCATTTCAAAAACATCATCACCATTTTTACGGAAGTTACGCAGGCCTTCATATACAGGGATGGGGAACGCATTCGGAGCCGATGGCTGGGCGACTACATCAACAGTAACAATTTCAAAGTCGCTAACGTAACCACTACTCTCATTAACATTACCCGAACCGCGAGAACTAACCCCCAATTTACACCCACTCTCAAGAATAGTCTTAATAATATTACCCATTGGGGTAGGAATAATCTTTAATTTACCGCAGCCATTTGCACCTTCCATCCACATCGAGGAAATAGAGTGACTAATACGATCTATATTAATATTTAGACCAGTTGGATGGTCTCCTTCTCCGAAAATTGGAGCCCCCGATTCAATCAAGGTATTCATCGCCGTAACGGCTCTTTTAATTTCTGTTACCGGATAAATTCTCTGATTATAGTTTCTAACATCGCCTTGAATGAAGATTCCCTTCATATACAGATCTTTTTGCTTCTGCCCAGACGCATTAACTGATTCTGCCACTTCAGTTATCATTGTTGCGGGATTTTGATATTCAAACAACGGAATCTTATTCATAGTATTACCTCTATTATTATTTATAGTATTACCTCTATTATTATTTATACAATCTTATTAATTTAACTATCGGCGCAAAAAATAATGGGAAGGTAAAATACCCTTCCCATTTAAATTACTCGTTATCAATGTTATTTAAAGAACACTTTTTTTATTTGTTCCTTCGCTATCTCCGGTTTTCTTGACAGATGGACCGGGCTTTAATCGGGCCTTGCCACCGGGTACATTAACTACATCTGGTGTAAACTTGCCGGACGTTGGTGTTGGACGCCCCTTTTCAGGACTGCCACCCTGAGCAATATTCTTGGCAGAAATGCCCTTAACAATCTCATTCTTACCAGCAACAGGAGACTTTTTCTGTGTACTCGGCTCTTCTGTTGAATTGGCAAGACCTTTGGTTACCTTTTCTACATACTCACGGATAACACTTTCGTCTACCGGCTCTTCATCATCTTCATCATCCAAGTCGTCTTCCTCATCTTCAGACTCAGTTTCAGTTTCGTCATCGTTATCGTCAGACTCGGTTTCAGTTTCAGTTTCGGTTTCGGTCTCATCTGAGAATTCGTCTTCATCTTCGAAGTCATCGTCGAGATCTTCGGTGTCGTCTAGATCTAGATCTTCTGCTTCGGTATCTAATGAAGCATCTTCAGACTCATCGTCACCATCCACCTGTAATTCATCAAATTCTGCCTTAAGAGCATCAAACTCGTTCTCAAGATCGGAAAGACGATCATCGACTTCGGGTGTTAGTTCTTCGTCTTCTAGATCAGAATCAGCAAGAACGTCAGATTTAAGATCATCCTGCTCGTCTCCGCCAAACTCATCTAACTCGTGGGAAGTTTCGTCTGACTCAACTTCATCAAAGTTTCTAGAAGTATCGCCGTCTAAATCTAGATCCTCATAAATTTTACGACTCTTGTCAACAACGATGCTATGAAAAAGTCGGCGAGCCTTTTTCTCATCATTTGCAACTACATATTCGATAAGTTTTTCAAACTTAGATGCCATTGTATTCTCCTTTAATCTAACAAACTTCTTTGATGTATTTACTTTCACTTAATATTTTTTAGGCTATAAGCGAGCTAATTTAGTATTTTCCTTAAAAAATCTAAATCCACTATAATTGTATTTACCTTCAATTTTATAAATCCATTATATAAAAGCAGATTTGTTATTACTTTTCTTTTATTTCTTTCCATTCATTAACTAACGCTTTTATTTTTTCTACATTTCCAAGAGCTCTAAAATATCTGTTCGATAAATTACCATTAGATTTATAATTTTCTTGATTATCCCAAATACGACTTATAATCTTCTGGTTATTTTCTACGGTTACAAATGGGTGCCAAATATGAGATACAGAACTCGGTAATGTTTTATGTGGGCCGTAAAGTGTGTCCATTACCCGCATTGCGGTAACATCTTCCCCTCCCCAACCACGAAATCTTTCATCCCAGCCACCGGTAATTTTAAAAGCCTCCCTTGGCATAATTTGAAATAATGCACCATAACGATGCCCATGGACCGACCCAGACAACCCATTAAAATCTTTAGTTATTAAAATTTCATCGGTTTCGGGCTCATGATATTTATTATTTGAATTTGTTTGTAACAATTTTTTTGATGCAGATTCATTCAATCGAAAAAATTTTCTATATGGTATAAACCAGAGCGTATGTTTTTTCTTTCTTGCTTTTCTAATCTCCATAGCACATTTTAACACCGAATCGGTTGATATATATCCATCGGCGTCCGCAATAACAAAAATATCTCCCAATGCTCTTTTAGCAGCATAATTAACCGCACAGGCTTTTGAAAAGGGTTGGTTATTTATATTAACTTTTTCATCGATTCCCATAATAATTTCTGCGCCCGGCAAATGAAATTTCCAATATTCATATAACCAGTTCCAATTTAGAGTTCGTTGATTAGCTGAAGGCGAAGAATAAAATGGAACCAGAATGCTAATACCATTGCCTTTCAAGCAAAAAAATTTTGCGATAGTAAATTTAATTAGTTGGTAATTAATTTTCATATAACTTTTCCTAATTCTCGAAGTGCATCATAAATTGAAAATTTGACTTCTTCGACAAGAACTCTAGATGGTTCAACCATTTTTCCTAACTCAAATGGCGTTCTAATTGACGCGCTATAATCTCGAAATTTAAATAAGCCGCCTTCATTCGCCATTTTTTCGCAAAGTTCTACACGCCGTGGAATTCCGCCAAATGAATCAGCCACAATCATTCCATGTAAAGAAGACGTAACTATTCTACGACTAGCACCGATTTCACTAATCACCTGTAACGGCGGATCTAAAGGATTAATTACCTTAATAGAAAATTTATTTGGAATTAATTTTTTAAATCGACTAACTAATTCTGTATCTCGCCAATGAGGGACAATTCCCAAATCCCATTGTTTTTTAATTGGCTCAATTAATTCATTTGCTAATATACCAGGATCGCCCAATGTAAAATTACCGCTAAACCCTCTAGCAGATAATGGGCCGCGCAAAGCTAAAATTTTTGCAGTTGAACCAAACGAGCCCAATCTCGAATTCTCAAATAATTTTCCCGACCCCACAATGTAACCATCCCAGTCAGGAGGAATATATTCTAAAATTGATCCGCAAACCGTAACCAATGATCTCGAAATGGTATCTCTTTCCACTTGTTTAATATCGGCAAACCGCGAAAGAATCAACGGAGTTAACGCATCCCCAAAATTAGGCATTTTATTCCACCAAAACGCTTTAATTGAAGAGTTTGCTCTAAAAAATTTTGAAAGAATCATCGAGTATCCACTTTTAATCTATATTTGGGAATTAGACGTGCGTTTTACATTACCCCGGCGCCGGCGGCTGGAGCTCCATATTGTCGTTGAATATCTTCTAGGTTTTGCTGCATTTCAAATTTACGAACATCATCAATTTTACGCAATTGATTAATATGGCCGAGAGTTAAACGTACCTTTCTAAGATCGTTAAGACGAGGAATTTCTTGATCATCCTGCGGATTCTCATAGCCCTTATCATATTCGCCGAACATTTCATCTAGAATCATAAATTCACCATTAATTATTATCTATTTCTTTTTTAAATCGATCAATTTCATACTGAGCATCAATTAAATTAGTTTCATCTATTATCCAAGGATTGGAACTCATCGTAGTCCCATCAGATGCACTATTTGCCGCCTCTACTTGTTGAATCGATCCATCTATTGCTTTAAAAATTAATAATGCAGCAGAGTCTTCATATCCCGACCAATAATCAAAATAAATTATAGAATCTATTAAATCTATATCAGCGTCCGGCCAAATTTCTTTAATAGATTCTATATCGGTTAATGAAATATTTTCGGTTATTTTTCGATATTTTTGTATTTCTTCTAATAAATTCATAATCCTTCCTAAGTTATTTATCAATTAATTACTATTATGCTCCGGGAGTTGCTGCGGCTGAAGCTTCGGCTGTACCGGCAGTGGGAACATTCCCTCCTCCACCCATAGCGCCGGCTTCTTCCGATCCTCCGGGCATTTCGCTACTCTCTTCACCCATACCCATATCTTCTCCTCCACCAAAAGTTTCCATGTCGCCTTCTATACCGCCTGGAGTTATACCTATATTCCTGAAATCAGATGGTTCCGACGAATATTGCTCTGGTGAAATATTTTCTTCACGCCACATTTCCTGATTTTCTAATAACTCATCTGGTTTCAATCCTAAGAATCGAGTCATTAACCAGCGTTTTGAAAAATATGGATATGCTTCTAATTGAGTGAATGTGTTAATTTTAGCCGAATCCAATTCTGCTTGACGATAACTTGCAAAATTTTGAGGAGGAGTAAATTCTAATTGAAAAATACTCGAATCAATATTAATTCCACAAAATTTTAAATACGCTTTAAACTCTACATCCAATGGGCCGCAAATAAGTTTTTGTAATCTCTGGCAATATTGATTAAATCTAAATTCTTGAATTAATGCCGTTCCCACCCTACCATCGTTTAATGTTGCGGAACTTTCCTCTGGACCGGTTGGCAAATAACTACTAGGAATACGAAGGCCACGCATCATCTTATTGTTAAAATACAAAAGATCGTTTATTTCGTTTAAATTAGAATTTTTAGTAAAAATACCAGAAGCTAACGCAAACGTGTGATAATTATGATATTTTTCATCTTTATCAATAGTTAACGTGCCCACCTGTATTGGTTCGGTTAAAAATTCAATTTTAACAATTGCGTGATTATAAAATTTAACTTCTTTTTTAAATTGCCTCCAATTCGCATATCCGATACTCTTAACCGCAGAATTAATTTGAGTAGACGTTATACGATCATTATTCCAATTGGCTGCGTTAATATCCTTATTAATATCAAGATAATGACCTAAAATTGTTGAGTTAGAATTGATATTATTAACGACATCGACTAGTCTAAGTTTATTATTTGCTCTTAATAATCCTTGAATATAGTCGAGTATATCTTTATCAC